AAACAATTAATTTCTTAAATATTAAAGAAGGAAAACTTAATGCTACAACCAAATAAAGACCTAGAACAAATTTTTGAATCTGCTGTTAGTCTAGCCAATGAACATAATCATGAATATGTCACGCTTGAACATTTTTTACACAGTCTAGTTACCAACGAACCATTTGCAAAACTACTGACAAGTTTTGGAGCAGATGTTAAGTCACTAACCAAAGATGTAACAAAATTTATTCAAGAAGATTTAAAAGAAATTGTTAATCCAAATGTAGATAGGCCTAAAAAAACTAATACAGTGGATAAGGTCTTAAATCGTGCATTTACTCACGTTCTGTTCTCAGGTAGACAGGTTATTGAACCTATTGATTGTTTTATTAGTATGTTTGCCGAAAAGAAAAGTTATGCTACATATTTTATTAGAAAAGCTAACATTGACAAAGACAAGTTTTTAAATTTTATACAAAAAGAATCTGTTAAAGAAGATGCAGACGAGCCTCGTGAACTTCAGGGAAAAAATCCTCAAACAGAACGTATGATCAATCAGTTCTGTGTTAACCTAACAGCCAAGGCTAAAGCTAAAAAAATTGATCCTGTTATTGGTCGTGAAAAAGAAATTGAAGAAATGCAGTTAGTATTAGCACGTAGAAACAAGGCTAATGTTATGCTAATCGGCGACCCAGGTGTAGGTAAAACTGCTATTGCAGAAGGCCTGGCACGTAAAATTGTAGAAGGAACAGTGCCCACTTTCATTCAGGATCATACTGTTTATAACCTAGACATTAGTGCTATGCTTGCTGGAAGTAAATATCGCGGTGATTTCGAAGAGCGCCTTAAAGCAGTTCTCGGCGCTATTGAAAAGAAAGGTAAGAGCATTATCTTTATTGATGAAGCACATATGATGAACGGTGCAGGTGCAGTCAGTGGTGGCAGCAACGATATGGCTAATATGTTAAAGCCTGCACTAAGTAAAGGCACATTAAAAGTTATTGCTTCGACTACATGGGAAGAATTCCGTAAACACTTTGAAAAGGATCGTGCCTTAATGCGTCGATTCCAACGTGTTACTGTTGATGAGCCCAGTGAAGCTACTGCTATTAAGATCCTTAAAGGTCTTAAAAAGTATTACGAAAAACATCACAGTGTTAAGATCACTAATCAGGCTATCATTGACTCAGTAACTTACTCTGTAAAGTACATGAGTGATAAAAAGTTGCCTGACAAAGCCATTGACTTAATTGACTGCGCCTGCGCTCGCTTTAAAGTCAAGGATGAAGAAAACGGTGTTGTTGATCATGACGAAATTTTGTTTGAAGTAGCTAAGATTGCTAACTTACCTTTAGAACAAATTAATTCCAAAGAAGGTGTTAATCTTGCTAACTTAGAAAAGAATCTACGTAACAAAGTATTCGGTCAAGAAAGTGCTATTGAAAGTCTGCTAGACAAAGTGTTTATTGCACAGGCAGGTCTTAAAGCAGTTAATAAGCCTGTAGGTAGTTTCTTGTTTGTTGGTCCTACTGGTGTAGGCAAGACTGAAGTTGCTAAACAACTTGCCAACAACATGGGCGTTAAACTTATACGCTTTGATATGAGTGAATTTCAGGAGAAACATAGTGTTGCTAAATTTATTGGAGCCCCTCCAGGCTACGTGGGATTCGATGATAATGCAGGTCAGCTTATTACTAACCTACAAGAACATCCTAATGCTGTGCTACTATTAGACGAAGTCGAGAAAGCTCACCCAGATGTTCTAACTGTTATGTTACAGTTGATGGATAACGGCTTTATCACTGGCAGTAATGGTAAAAAAGCAGACGGCCGTAACGCTATTATCATTATGACATCAAACTTAGGGGCCGCCGATGCTGAAAAGAACGGTGTCGGTTTTGGTAGTTTAGAGCGTGACAGCGATCCTAAAGATGCTATCAATAAGTTCTTTGCACCCGAGTTCCGCAATCGTTTAGATGGAATTATCAAGTTTGGCAAGTTAGATCAAGTTAACATGATCAAAGTTGTTAAGAAGTTTATTGATGAACTTAATGCGTTAGTTAAAGATAAGAACATTCATATCAAACCAAACGCAGAAGCAGTAGAGTATTTGATTGCCAAAGGCTTTAACAGTAAAATGGGTGCTCGTCCTCTACAACGTACTATTGATGAATACATTAAGAAGCCGTTGAGCAAGGAAATCTTGTTTGGCAAGTTGACCAACGGTGGCGTAGTAGAAGTTAGTGTTGAAAATGATAATCTTAAACTTCATGTAGTTGATGTAATGCCTATTGAGAAAACAAAGGTAGTAGATGATAATTCAAAAGCTGAAGTCCAGTAAGCTATTCTTTAATAAATGGCCCTACAAAGTAGAATGCGTCCAGCCGGGCGCTTCTAGGATAGTGCATAGCGGAGTAGGGCTTTGCAGGCAATGGTGTGCAACAGGCAAAGGCATGCGGTTTAGCAGTTACGATGGTAGAATAGCAGACACTGATAAATTCTTAAAATTTATCAATGCTGTAGAACCTTTCTTAGATAGAAAAGAAGACATCCAGATCAGAGTTGAAAATAGTCACTTCAACCTGTTCTGTAAAGATCTTAGTGTTCTTGAAGAAATTGATGATGCAGTTAGCCAATGGGTTAAGAAAATTAGCGGCCCTACTACGCAGGAAGAATTAGAATTCTTGTTAAGTAACGGACATAAGAAGATTTTATGCGATACTTACCCTAAAGAGATGTACAAGTATAGGGTATTTTTTAAGAGTAGATTCCCTGCAGATAAAAGATCAGCATTTGTAACGTGGGTAGACAAATACGGAATCAGTATATTAATCAGCGAAACTAGTAGACGCTGGTTAATCGGTGACAGATACTATGCACAAGACCCGTTTATGTATGTTATAGACGATAAAATGCTGAGTATGGTAGGATTATACCTCAGCGGATACGTTAAAAAGACCGAAGAGTTCATCTTACGGGAGAACGTATTAGTGGCATAAATAACGTATTATGCCAGCACTAAGTCAAAATCTCATTTTTCACACTACAAGTGGTACAAACACCGTTCTTGTAGACTATCCAAATACAGGAACTGGAGTCCTAACCTATATCAGCGACCAAGTTAAAGGAGACGGATACTTCGGTGGCAGTGATGGATTTCATACAGTAGCATATAATACTACTCGTTACTTCATTGGTACTGTTACTATGCAAGCCACACTGGCGTCAGAGCCAGTATCGTCAGACTGGTTTACAGTATCAAATACAAATGTAAGATATACAGAATTTGATGCTAGAACACAATCTAGTGTTGACCTCTTTAATTTTACAGGTAATTTTGTTTGGGTCCGAGGACACATTCAAATTGAAGAAGGCGCTGTTACATCAATCCAATATAATCACTAATATCTTATGAAACTACTAGAATTTTTTAACAAGCCAATGGACTTAGATCATCAGAAAAATAAAAAAGATGATCCAAGATTTGAAGATGATTTATTCTGGTATATTCTTGACCACGATAGATTACACAAAGACTACTTCTTTCCTATTGCTAAAAAGGTCAAAGGTTTAAAAGAGTGCGGTCCAGAAATGGTGTTAGAATTATACATGCCCATGGTTGAAAAAGGCTGTAAAGAATATTATATGGATAAAAAGATGACAGGCAAGTTAGGTAAACTATTTCCTAAAGAAGTTAGGGAGAGTCTTTGCCAAAGAATTCATGATCACTTGTATGATGACATTCAAGCAGACAAGTATAAGTTAGGGTAATAACATGCAATTAAATGAAGGCGGAAACGTAGTACCGGGTGCAGTTGAATTACAAAAGGCAAATTTTCCTTTAGTAATGGCTAACCTAAAGAAAGTTCTTCCACAAGGATTAAATTTGTATCCTATTGGCAGTGCAGGACACAAAGAAGTTAGCAGTGATATTGATGCGCTAATTGATGCTAGCGAACTAATGAAGGCATTCCCTGCCAAAGAATTAAAACTAAGTCGCAAAGCCTTAGAAGATTATTTTAAGAGCAAAGGTTTATTTGCCGCACGTACAGGTGTTAGTATCCACGTTGGTATTCCAATTGGTGCAACACAGGACGTAGTACAGGTTGACCTAATGGCTGTAGAAAATGCTGCCGCTGCTCAACCACTTCATACACACGACTACAGTGATCCACAAATGAAAGGTGGTACACTTCACGGCATGTGGGCTGACTTAGCTAATCTAAGCAAAGTTGAAGGACACGATAGTGTTATGATGAGTCCATACAAAGGACTTGTTGATCGTACAACAAAAGAATTAGTCTCAAACAATAAAGATGAGATTGCTAAAATCATCATTGGACCCACTGCTACAGCCGCAGACATGGGCAATCCACAGCGAGTATTAGCCGCACTTAAACCATATCCTGAAAAGTATGTTGCTATTAGAGACAAATACTTTCCAGGCGCTGACCTTAAAGAAGGTAGTCAAGAATGGTTTAGATTTTTAATTGATCACATCCTATGAAGATACGTGAACTGATCATTGAAGCCGCAGCCGCAATAGGTCGTAAGTATCAGCACATTGAAGACTTGGTGTTTACTAATGGTAGCACAGGTGGACTACACGCCGTTGAAAGATTACAGAGCATGGGCACACAAGGTAGCACCATTGAATTAAAGTGGGACGGCAGTCCTGTTATGTATTGGGGCAAAGATGAACAAGGTCGCTTCTCGATGATTCCAAAGAACGCTTGGGAATATTTAAAGCGTGGCAAGAGTGAAGTTAGTCCAGGTGTTCCTACAGCAATGTATAGTCCAGAAGATATTAAAAACTTTGTATTAGGTACAGGCAAAGCAACTCCAGAACAAATGCCGCAACGTCAAGCATTTGCACAAGAGATGATGGACTTGTGGCCCTACTTTGAAAAAGTAAGTCCAGACAAAGGTTATGTAGAAGGTGGACTGTTGTTCTACCCAAGCAAGCCTGCACAGTTAAATCCACAAACACAGGAATATGATTTTACTCCTAACATCACGGCATTCCACATTCCGGTGGCCAGTGATCTAGGCAAGCGTATTAAGACTGCTAAGGTTATGGTCGCTGTCACAGGCTTCTATAACTCATTGGGTAGCAGTGATGAAGGTCGTTATCCTAATGCCGAACAGTTAAGCACACCCGATGTTATTGTACAAGGTACTACCTATGTTGAGAAAGCTCCGGGAGTAGAGGACAAAGGATTAAAGGCTGCTGAACAGTATATCACTGCTAACGCTGCCGCCATAGATGCCTTCCTTGCACCTAAGCCAGGACTAAGCAAACCAGGTGACATCCTTTACAAATTCTATAATCAGAATCTACGCACACCCGGAGTTAAAGACAAGTTCCAAGACTGGGTCACTGCTAATGTAAGTGCAGGTCAAGCACAGAAGATTCTTGCAGATCAAAATGGATTAAATGCTGTATTACACAGTGTAGATTTATTAAGCAGAGAAAAACTACAATTGATCAATAAATTAAGTGCAGGTACACACGGTGGCATCCGACAAACCAAACCGGAAGGTTATGTACAGGCACATCCGGGCACACCATTTAAACGTGATCTACCTGGACAATTTGTAAAAGCAATTGACCAAGCAAACTGGGCACCAAGGAAAGACTAATATGTTTTTAAGAAATATTTTTGAAGCACTGGCAAGAACTGGAGAAGGCAAGGCCGCAGTTGTTGGTTGGGGTAGAGGCATGGGCCACAAAGGCCATATGTATTTGGCTAGTAGTGTTATCACTCACGCAAATCAATTAGGTGCTGATCCTTACTTTGTTGTTAGCCGCACAGTGGGCAAAGATGATCCTATTACTCCAGAAGAAAAATTAGCCATCTACAAAAAAGTATTTCCAGAACAAGGTCATATTTTCCAAACTGCCACAGATGAGATTCCAGACTTGACAAGAGTGCTATCAGATTTAAATCGTCAAGGTTATACCAGTGCTACTATTGTATTAGGTGCTGATCAAGTTAAAGCATTTCAATACCTAAAGAACTACAACGGTAAGGCAGACAAAGCAGGCAACGTCCCTTATACATTTGATAAGTTAGATGTTATTAGCCGTCAAGAAACTAGTGACCCTAGTAAGGATCAAGAAGGTCCACGTGCTACTCCTATGCGAGCAGTATTAATGGATCCTAGTAAATCAGAACAAGAACAATTCCAAGTATGGCGTGATGCTATGAATCCACAGGTCAGCGATGATGAAGTTCGTGACCTAATGATGAAAGCCAAAGAACGTATGCAGGCATTGGTTAAGCCAAAGAAAGGTGTAGCAGAATTTGCTATGGGCGATGAAGAAGATCCAACAGATAACTACCCTTGTTATGATTGCGGTAGTACAATATTCTTACATCATACTAAATTATGCGAACTAGCAGAAGATAACGCCATAAGAGATTTACCATCTAAGCCAGGTTCACAACACTGGACTGGTGAAGTTCCTAAAGGCTTACATCCTATTCCAAGATTGGCGGAAGCTACATTTAAGAAAAGTCCGTATGGTCGTACTGCCGCTAGTCAACAACGTGCTCGAGAATTATTAAATCCTCCTAAGCCACCTGAGCCTAAGAAGGATGAGGGTATAATGGGATTGTTAGCAAAACCCCTTGAGAAAAAATCTAAAATAAGCTCAGCAGATATGCGAAAGTATTTTGAAAAAGAAAAATCCAAAGAGCTGCCAAAATATAATAACAATAAGCAAAAACCTCAACAAGTGTATACTAGATCAGATGAAAGAGAAGAAGATATGGAAGAAGGATTTGGTTCCAAACTTGCAGGTCTAGGCCTTGCCGGAGCAATGGCACTAGGTGCTAGTGGAGCAAATGCCAGAGTTGTACCCGGACAGGATGATCCTAATATCAATCGTTTAACAGGTAAGCCTAATGTAACGCAGGTTGCTCCTAGTGATGTCAAACCGGCTACAACAGCACCTGCAGGATTTAATAAAGAATATCTACAAAGCGTAATTGACGGGAAACATCCTAGACCTATGATTAGTAAAGAAAAGGCAGCAGAACTATTAATGAAAATGAATGCTGTAGACGAAGCCAAGAAAAAAGGTGCTGATGGTAAAGCCTGCTGGGATGGCTATCGTTATAATGGTACTAAGAACGGTAAAGATAGTTGCGTAAAAGTCAGCGAAGATGTACAAGACGTTATGGATACCTTGATCAATAAGATTATTGTCAATGAAGCAATACAGAATAACCGTAAATGACGTTCCGCAGGACAGCGGTGATGACGCTTATCTTGCCGCAGAGGATCCTATACACGCCCTAAAGGCTGTCAGTATAATGGGCGGATTAGGTGGGCAAGCTCGCCTTGCAGAATACAATGCTACATTAAGACAGCCCATTGTAAGCAGTAACAAAGGACAAATACAGCGTGAACAAGGTATTAAACCAGGCACAGATGAATGGTTTAAGTTATGGTTCGGACGTGGTAAATAATACATTATGAAGATACTCGAACTTATCACTGAACGAAAAGCAGGAAAGTTGTCAAAGAGACAGCAAAACTCTACACGAGGCTTGCACCTATTCAGCGATGCAGAAAAAGCCAACAGTGATTATACCTTTAATAGGGTAGGACTTGCAGCCGCTATGTGCGATGGTACAAATAATCCAGATGTAGATTATCTAAGCTGGCTTGGGAAAAGGAAAGTAACTGCTCCGTATACTAAAGTAGAAGCCGATATACTTAAACAAGCCTACAAACTTGCTGGAGCAGATCATACAGATTTAAATCACGGTGATATGAATAGTAAAGAGTTGTCTAGTACTAATACAGTAAGCCCTGTATCAAATTGGAATAAAACAAAATGACCAGCGAATTCAAAAAAATAAAAAACAACGAAGATACTCACTATGTATTAGAAACTGCTACAGCCGGTGCTACTAGTGCCGGTGTTGTTGCTACAGCTCCTGGAAAGAGGCGTGAAGATAGTATCCTTGCACAAGAAAAGAAAGAAACACCAAAGCCTCGTAACTTTGTAGCCAAGAACGCTAAGATGGGTGGTGCTGGTCAGCACAAGGACAAGAAGAAAGCGCAAAAGCAAGGTAGCGTAAAACATAAGAAACCGTTGGCGGAATCGTATGCTGAAGATCTAGCAAAACAAGTGTTTAGCGCAAACCCAAATATCAAAGACGAAAACGCAGTGTTAGATGCAGCTTGGCCTATAGCAGTAAAAGACCTAGGTAATAAAAGAGCCATGTCTGTATTCAACTATGACGAAGACTTTCCTAGTGACCTAGTAAGTGTCTACGGATGGTTACAAAAAGGCACATCAGAAGGCGTCAGTGATTTAAGTTATGACGCACAATCTCTTATAACAAAACTACGTCGTGATGTAGAAGAAAAAAGATTAAAACCTACTCCACAGGCAGTATTAGCAGCCGCAAGAGAATTAGCGGGCGATATGGATTTTGCACCTCAACTACTAGTGAAACAAGTATTAGGGCAAGGTATGGCGGAAGGCTTCAACGGTGAATACGATGACGAAGCAGGTATGGCACATACCAACTTGCTTACTTCAGCAAGAGCAGTTATGGGATTGTTAAAGACTATCGATGATAAAGATAACTTACCAGAATGGGTGCAAGAAAAGATTGCCAAAGCAGAAATGATGTTAGTTGGCGTTTGGGATTATCTACAAAGTCAAAAAGAACAGGGCATTGATCCACAAGTAGAAGGCTTTGGCAAGATGCGCGGTAGTTCATCAGCCTATGATAGAGATTATGCAAGTAGTGTAAGTGGAATGGGTCGTGGTCCGGATCACCGTGGTCTAGGACAAGAACTGGCACACGAAACAAATAACTATGCCGTAGCCATTGACGGACGTACCTGGAAAGTATTTGCAGATCAACGTCAAGCCGAAAACATTGCTAGATCATTAAAGGCCAAAGGCAAGAACGCAACTGTTCATCCAACAGGTGAAAACCCATCAGAAAGTGTAGCAGAGGTTGCTCCTCCGGGATGGGAGAAAACTGTTAAGGCAATGAAGAAGCACGATGAGATTGATAATCCATTTGCACTAGCATGGTCTATGAAAAATAAAGGCTACAAGAGCCACAAGAAAGAAAGTGCAGATCCATACTTTGAATCTCTAAGAGCCAAAGTTGAGGAACTTGCAAAAAAGTAAGTGAGCAGGAACCTCAAGAACCTGCTGCCGAACCAGCACAGGCTCCTGCTACAGAACCAGTTAAAAAAATTGGACCGCTGCCAAAACTAAAACCAGAGATGTCGCTAGACTATTGGAAAGAGCGTTTCCAAACTGCTAATCCAAATCAGTATCGTCAGTTTAAAAACAAGACTCCAGAAAAGAAAGACCAAATGGCTACTGCGGCATTATACGCGGCACGCCAACCTAAATAATCTTTGTCAAAATCATTGACATACACTATACAGGCGTGTATAATAAAGACTAACAGGAGATATCATGGGCAAAGCATTTGGCGCACCAGAACAAGCAAAGATTAAACAAATTGTTGCAGAAGGCATGACAGTCATGCAGGAGATTCAAGACCTTACAGAAGGATTGAATGAAACAATTAAAGCAGTAGCAGAAGAACTAGAAGTCAAGCCTAGTGTCATTAAAAAAGCAATTAAGATTGCACAGAAAGATACATGGGATCAAGTATTCCGTGAGTTTGATGATCTTGAAACTATTGTTGACATCAGTGGTCACAGCTTCCGCAAGGAAGATTAATGGACCAGATTACAAATACATTTGTAAACGTATATAACTGGGCCAAGAGAGATTATAAAGAATGGCCTACTCGTTTCACGCTAGAAATTACAGCATGGTTTATGAGCCTAGGCTGTTCTCTTGCATTAGCGGCTGGTGCAACTGATCCTCTGTTCTTTTATCTATACCCAATATTCATTTTACAATGCGCCATCTTCGGATGGGCGGCTTGGACCCGTAAGAGTACAGGAATGGTTGCAAATTATTTGCTGTTGGTCACTATTGACCTTGTTGGTTACATTAGACTAATAAATAGTTAAGAGCACAGTTTGATCAGCTATAAATGATCATAAAGATGGTTGCCGGCCATAAGCGGTAGGAGAAAAATATGAGTTATGTAGACGCGATCTGGAATCGCGATAAAGACATTATCTATGTCGTTGAACGAGATCCTAAAAAAGGCAGGATCTATCAAGAATTCCCAGCAAAATACATTTTTTACTATCCTGATCAAAGGGGCAAGTATAAATCAATCTATGGCGATAACCTAAGCAAGGTAACATCCAAAAGCTATAAAGAGTTCATGAAGGAAAAGAAAATCCACAGTGGACACAACCTTTATGAAAGCGATATCAATCCAATATTCCGTAACTTAGAAGAAAACTATCTAGGCAAAGACGCACCAAAACTAAATGTAGCGTTTTGGGATATTGAGGTGGACTTTGATCCAGAACGTGGCTACGCTAGTCCTGACGATGCGTTCATGCCCATTACTGCGATTGCCGTTCACCTACAATGGTTAGACACACTGGTATGTCTTGCAGTGCCTCCAAAGACACTAACAATGGCAGAAGCTGAAGAACAAGTCAAAGAATTTCCTAACACACATTTGTTTGAAACAGAGGCAGAGATGTTAGAAATGTTCCTACAACTAATTGAAGATGCTGATATACTCAGTGGCTGGAACAGTGAAGGCTTCGATATGCCCTATACGGTAAATAGGATTATCAAGGCCTTGAGTAAAGAAGATACACGAAGATTGTGTCTATGGGATCAGATGCCTAAGAAGCGGGAGTATGAGAAATATGGGAAACAGGCTGTTACTTATGACTTGGTTGGTCGCGTTCATCTGGACAGTCTCGAGTTGTACCGCAAATACACCTATGAAGAACGACATACCTATAGACTGGATGCTATCGGAGAGATGGAGATAGGTGAATCAAAGACTGTCTATGAAGGCACACTTGATCAACTATACAACAACGATTTTAAAAAGTTTATCGAATACAACAGACAAGACTGTGCATTGCTTGATAAACTTGATAAGAAACTAAAGTTCCTAGATCTAGCTAATACACTAGCACACGAATGTACTGTATTACTACAGACTACAATGGGTGCTGTAGCTGTTACAGAACAGGCCATTGTAAATGAAGCCCACCATCGCGGACTAATTGTTCCTAGTCGACCTGTCAGAGATGAAGATGCTAACAATCAAGCGGCTGGTGCGTATGTTGCATACCCAAAGAAGGGCTTGCACGACTGGATTGGTTCAATGGACATTAACAGTCTGTATCCATCAGCAATTCGTGCATTGAATATGGGTCCAGAAACTATTGTCGGGCAGTTGCGACAAGATAGAACTGATCAATTCATTCAAGAACAGATGTTAGTGCATAAAAAATCTTTTGCATCTGCATGGGAAGGTATGTTCGGTAGTTTAGAATATGAAGCAGTTATGCGTCAAGACAAAGCATACGAAATTACCATTGACTGGCAAAATGGTGACCAGGATGTATTGAGTGCTGCCGAAGTTTATAGACTAATTTTTGAAAGCAACCAACCTTGGATTATCAGTGCTAATGGCACAATCTTTACCTATGAGAATGAAGGAATTATTCCCGGCTTGTTAAAACGATGGTATGCTGAACGTAAAGACATGCAGAAAAAACTTAAGGCTGCAATCGATGCAGGCAATAAGGTTGAAGAAGAATACTGGGATAAACGTCAGCTGGTTAAAAAGATTAACTTGAACAGCTTGTATGGTGCTATCTTGAATCCCGGTTGTAGATTCTTTGATAAGCGTATCGGGCAGTCGACTACACTAACTGGTCGTGCCATTGCACGTCACATGGCAGGTAAAGTTAATGAGATGATCACCGGTGAGTTTGACCACGTAGGCAAGTCTATTATCTACGGTGACACTGACTCCTGTTATTTCTCAGCTTACAATACATTAAAAATTGATATCCAAAAGAAACTAATCCCTTGGGATAAAGACATTGTGATTCAATTGTACAATACCATTGCTGATAATGTTAATGCTACATTTCCTCAGTTTATGCTAGATGCTTTTCACTGTCCAAAGACTAGAGGCGAAGTAATTAAAGCAGGTCGTGAATTTGTTGCTATCAAAGGCATCTACATGACCAAGAAGCGTTACGCTATCCTTTACTATGATAAAGAGAATAAGCGTCAAGACATAGAAGGCAAACCTGGCAAGATCAAGGCTATGGGCTTAGATTTGAAACGTAGTGATACTCCGGAATTTATGCAGAAGTTCTTAGAAGAAATTCTAACCAAAGTACTTAATAATGCTCAAGAGAAAGAGATATTAGACCGTATCAGTGAATTCCGAACTGAATTTAAAGCTCGTCCTGGTTGGGAAAAAGGTAGTCCAAAACGTGCCAACAACATTGCTGACTACCAAGCACAGGAAGAAAAGAAAGGCAAGGCAAATATGCCTGGACACGTTCGTGCTAGTATTAACTGGAATACTCTAAAGCGTATGAACGGTGACAAATACAGTCAACAAATTGTTGACGGTATGAAGGTTATTGTTTGTAAACTCAAAGACAATCCACTAGGATTTACCAGTGTAGCTTATCCAGTTGATGAACTTCGCTTACCTAAATGGTTCCAAGATCTGCCATTTGATCACAGTGAAATGGAAACAACAATTATCAATAACAAACTTGATAACCTCATTGGTGTTCTAGAGTGGGATCTAGAATCTACTACACAAGATAATACGTTTGGCAAATTATTCAGCTTTGACTAAAATATTACTTGACTTTTTCCCTAAATCTAAATAAACTATACAAAAGGACTATTACATGAAAGACATTCTACAAGACATCGTGAGTCATACTCACAACCTAGGTTTCCTCAACATCGTTAAGATTACAGGAACCGACGAAACTACAAAAATTGACTCTATGGCAGATGATAGAACTGTAGTTATGTTTGGCGAGACAGCTAATCCACAACCAGAGATGATCGGTGTGTTTGGTATGCCGCAACTAAACAAATTGAAGTATAATCTCGAGTGTCCAGAATACAAAGAAGATGCAACAATTGAGTTAATGACTGCTGACAGGAACGGTGAAACTACTCCTATTGGTTTACACTTTGAAAACAAAGCAGGTGACTTCAAGAACGATTATCGTTTTATGAACACTGAAATCATTAACGAAAAACTTAAGACAACCAAGTTCCGTGGTGTTAAGTGGGACGTTGAAGTTAACCCTACACAGAGCAGTGTACAGCGTTTTAGTTTCCAAGCGGCCGCAAACAGCGAACATGCTACGTTCCTAGCAAAGACTGACGGTGACAAATTAAAGTTCACATTTGGTGACATGAGCTCACATGGTGGTGAATTTATCTTTGCCACAGGCGTTACTGGAACATTAAACAAAGCGTGGACATGGCCCGTTGCTCCTATTCTAAGCATTTTAAAGATTGCAGATGTTAACAATACAACTATGAGTTTGTCTAATGAAGGCGCATTGCAAATTACATTAGACAGCGGTTTAGCTGTTTACAAATATATTATTCCTGCACAGACATAATGATAAAAGACGTTATCGGCACTGGTCCGTTTGTACAAGTGACGGGAGGGGGTGGTTACACTCCCTACATTAACATGAGTAATCCCAGTGCCGGTATGACACGGTTTAATGGCAATACTCAAAGCATCGAAGTCTATGACGGATCATCTTGGATGATTATGTCATCTAGTGTTGCCAGCGTAGGTCTAACTGTAGAAGCTGTTAATATTTTGTCTTGGGCAAAACAAAAGATGGACGATGAGGCTACACTTGAAAAGCTAGCCAAAGAACATCCTGCCATCAATTTTGCTTTGGACAATTTGAAGAAAGCAAAGACACAATTAGATGCTATAATAATATTAAGTAAAGAACATGACCAAACAACAAGTTAACCTAACCCCATTACAGAAAGACTATGCTGTCTATTTGCCAGCTATTAGTAGTTTCTACAGCACCTATGTTGCTAAACAAAGATTAGAAAAATTCATTTCTGATGAACGTATCCCCAAAGGTTTTGATCGTGGTATCGAAGGCATGAACTTCCTTAACCCCGAAGAAGGATACTTCACTTACAAATACGGATTGTATTCAGCAGGTCATGCACAGTTAGATCTACAAAAGAGTCTTGTACAAGAATCTATGATCCAACAACGAGATCGTGGCAATACAATGATCCTAGGTGACTCCGGTGGATACCAGATTGGTAAGGGTGTTCTTAAGTTTGACTGGCTAGACTTCGAAGGCAAGGAAGCTACTAAGACTCGTCAAAAGATTCTTGAGTGGTTAGAAGTAACCGCAGACTGGTCTATGATGCTTGATGTTCCTACTTGGGCATGTGACCATATTCATAGTCCTAAAACTGGATTGAAAACATTTGAAGACTGTCTAGATAAGACACGTTATAACAATGATTACTTCCTAATGAACAGATTAGGACAAACTAAATGGCTTAACGTTCTACAAGGAAGTGACTGGGATACTGCTGAACAGTGGTATCAAGGTGTTAAAGAATTCAGCGATCCTAAAGGCAAGTATGCAGGACGTGAAGCAGAAGGTTGGGCCTTTGGTGGTGCCAATATGTGCAAGATGGATATTACACTCAAGCGTTTAATGACACTGAGAGAAGATAGTTTGCTAACAGGCAAAAACTGGATCCACTTCTTGGGTACAGCACAACTCGACTGGAGTTGTTACTTAACTTTAATTCAAAGACAAATTAGGAAACACATCAATGAAGAACTTACCATCTCTTTTGACTGCGCCTCGCCGTTCATTGCAACAGCACACGGACTTGTCTACACCAATGCAGTCCACACTCCCAAAAGGTGGAGTGTTATTATGGACAAGGCACCAGATAACAAAGCACTTGCAGGATCGGACATTCCGTTTCCCTTCGAAAGTGAAATCGGCCGCAGACTAACACTTGCAGATATATGTCACTACGCTCCTGGCATGTTGAACAAAATTGGCAAAGAAGGCAAAACTTCTTGGGATAGTTTTGCCTATGCTCTAATGATGGGTCATAATGTTTACTGTCATATTGTTGCAGTACAACGTGCTCAACAGCTAATGGACATTGAAATTGCTAAAACTAAATCTAAATTAACTTGGAAGCATTGGAAGAAAGTCAAAGCACAGGACATGAGCGATGAATACAGTGATTGGGTTCCACGGAATATCTTGTACTTCAATAGTTTCATTGAAGACTTGTTTAATACAAGGACCAAAGACGAAGCGTTTGCCCTAATTGATCAAGCAGGTCCTTTCCTGCGTAGTTTAGAAGGGGCCCGATTACAAGGAGGTCCTAAACAAAATGAATTTAGAAACTTGTTCTCGTTTGATGAAGTAACATCATCAGATGAAGTTGATTTAGAAAACCCAGACGATGACGAACTTCGCGCATTAGAAGAAGGACTAGGAGAATAACATGGCGACCAAGAAAAAGAAATCAGACAGCATTACATTAGAAATGCCAGGCACAATTGGCAGTGCTAAAGTAATTTTACCGGAAACTAAAGTAGTCAAAGGTAGTCATTTAACAATTACATATAACAATGGTTATCCTGAAAAATTAGAATGGGATGATGAAGCATTGATGCGTGATGTTCGTCAGGCACTACTAAAAGCAGAAAGTATTGTTCCTGTAACAGAGACCAAATCTAAACGTAAAACAAAGGCGAAATAAAATGGCAACTAAAAAATCAGCAGTAAAAAAAATCAGCGATAAGCTAGTTAAAGTAAATGAATCATTTAGTGTTAATATGTATGACAATGGTTATATGATTGAGATTAGTGGACGCAAATCAGATGAAGATTGGGGAACCGCTAAGATCATGGTTAACACAATTGAGGAACTAGTAGAGCTTATCAAAGAAGCTAGTGAGATGGAGAGGGACTAATCATGGCTACCTGGACTATCAGAACACACTATAAAAAATCCTGTGAACAGATCGAATACTACTACAATCGTAAAATTCCAGGTGCTAAAATTATTGTGCGTGACGGATTTCGTCGTGCAGAGTTTACTATTGAAACCACAGACGATGAGTTTCCAGCTATTGAGTTTGATGAAGTTCCAGGCGGTGATGGTAAACGTGATAGTTTAGACTTATTCAGTCTAGTTGGTAACAATATTGACAGCACAGAGATGGTTGAAATGTTCGATGGTGGTTGCTGGGGTGATATTGAAATCGAAGGTGTAGACGAGGATGAAGAAGAACGGTTACGAGAACTCATTAACGAAAACGGTGCATACGCATTAGAAGATGAAGGTGACTGGTATCTCAGCGACACAGAATGTTGGGTGTGGGGTCCATTGGAGTTAGAAGATGAAGAAGGTAATACTCGTATTATTATTGCCGACGAAGATGGCAATGTTATTGACTTTATAGAGGAAGAATAATGTCTAAAGTATATCTCATTAAACCACTTGAAAAGAAAAGCATTGTCTACCATGTAGAAATGTATCGTAGTAATCCAGACGGATCTATTAGCTGGTTTAATATTGACGAAACTTATCGTTGGGGTCAAGGTTTTGTCGAAGGTGATTTAGATTGCAATCTTCCATGGGAAGGCGACAAGGTTGCTTACGCTCGAACAGATTGCGGATGGGGTTGCGAGTTCGATGATAGTTGTAACATCGAATGGGAATTCAGCGATGATATCAACGAAATGGAACAACAAGAACTCAAAGAACTCTACTACGAAGGTGGAGCAGGTTGGTTGTTTGACGGTGAACATGATTGGCAGGAAGAAGATACTGCTGTACACATCTATGGTCCTTACCAAATTGACTTATGCGAAGACGATGGTACAGTGATTGAAGAAAATGTTAAGTTAAAGCCTCGCCCAAAACCTAGCAATGCGTGGCCGTTTCCGGGCAAATAATCAGTTGCAAAATATCAAAAACTATTGTATACTTGTATTATGAAACGTGATTATACAACCGGCGAAGCAAGCGATGTTCAATTCTTTATTGGTAAAGAAGTTGAGCACACACCTGCGTTTGGAAAACTAACATTATTTGTTACAGGCATACATCCAGTGGAAGATATTGCGTCAAACTTAAACGGTGCAGAACATATCTTTTTTGGTGCTAATCATAGTTTTAATCCACAGACTCCTGAAGAATGGGATATGTGGCAAAACATGATTCAATTCTTTTTAAACAAAGATTATCTATGCTCATTAGATATTCCATTAAGTGCAGTTGAAGAATTTAACGAAGGTGGTCTAAACGAGAGTGATAATTTCATTCCACAGATCCGTGTGCCTATTCCTTATATTAAATTATGGAATTATAATACAATGCTTAAAATCGACGATAAAGATTTTAAAGCCACAAACCCAGGCGTGTGGTCCCATAGCCTGCATAAATTAATGGACCGTGATAATTTCACTTCGTGGGACAAATACAAAGAGGATAAAATTCTATGATCAATTCTAAAATTACAAAACAAGTTGCACAACAATCATCCGAAGAAAAACTTTTCAAGTTGCTAGAGAGCATTGATTGGAAGTTATGGGAAATGATGAACATGTTAAAAGACAACTTGCCAGAACAACCTAAAACTAAAACAACTAAGAAATCTGCAGAATGAACGATCTTAATATGATTTGGGTAACCTTCCGTAAAGAAGGTATTCACCGCTACCCTGCTGCCGCCACAGATCCTAATTTGTGTACAGCAGGAGAATACGATGTTAGTTTCCTAGCAAATCCGCATCGTCATATTTTCCATTTTAAAATTTATATTCAGGTGTTCCACGACGATCGCGACATTGAATTTATCCAGTTTAAACGTTGGCTTGAACAGTTGTATAATGAAGGTACATTAGAGCTCAACTTCAAATCCTGCGAAATGATAAGCCGTGATCTCCACGGAACCATTTCGACAAGATATCCAGGTCGTGAGGTCTGGATTGACGTAAGTGAAGACGGCGAGAATGGCTGCTTCATTAAATTTCCATCAACAAACCCTTTAATCTAAAAAGGTATTTTATTATGGCACAACCTGCCTATATTCAAAAAACGCTTCGCATGAAGCCTGAAGTAGAAAAGATCTTTGATGATCTCGATGCTTGGTTAGATCATTGCAGATTTAACCTCCTTCCTTATAACCCTGCAGACTTGTATAGGTCACAGGAATATAGGTATTTTTCTCGTCCGCCATATCAAGGCGATCGTAAAAACTACCGCAAGGATTACAAGCCTAGAGGCCAATCGAATGACAATTTTTCTCGTTGATCTAGAATCAGTTGAGACAAGGTACACGGGTCAATGGAAGGCCCATGTACCTTCTTTACTAAGAAAGGCTGGACATGAAGTTCACATTATATCGGGCCCTGGCGATATTCCTAGCGCCACTACTCCTGGTGCATTTCTCAATTTTGGGGGCACTAATATCTATAAGGCAAGCCAAGTTGAACAGCTTGGAAGACTTTTTTGTGCAGGATCCGTCAAGGCTGGCGATCACTTTGTGTTTACTGATGCCTGGCATCCGGGCATTATCAACTTAAAGTATATGAGTGAGTTACTGAGCATTCCAGTAACTACACATGGCTTATGGCATGCTGGCAGTTATGATCCACAAGACTTTTTAGGTCGACTAGTTGGTAAAAAGAAATGGGTTAGAAATGCTGAGAAAAGTTTCTTCCACTCATTCGATCATAACTACTTTGCCACAGAATTCCATGTAAAATTATTCTTTGACGAACTATTAGAAGACGGATATCCTAGTGAAAATCCTTGGTATGAAGAAGACTGGGCCGAACGATACGATGGTGGTAAAATTGTAAAGACTGGCTGGCCCATGGAGTATATGAATTCAACGTTGAATCTTTATAAAGGCATGCCAAAGCGAGATTTGATCTTGTTTCCGCATCGTATTGCTCCAGAGAAGCAAGTTGAGATCTTCCGTGATCTAAAAGAACAACTTCCTCAATATGAGTTTGTTGTATGTCAGGATCAACAACTAACAAAGAATGAATATCATAATTTGTTAGGCGAAAGTAAAATTGTGTTTAGTGCTAACTTGCAAGAGACCCTAGGCATTAGTTGTTACGAAGGTGCTATTGTAGATGCAATCCCAATGGTTCCAGATCGCTTGTCATACACGGAAATGTATTACGAAGGATTTAAATATCCTAGTGAGTGGACGCAAGATTGGGATAGTTATTTGCAACATAGACAAGAACTTTGCCATCATATTATAGTTACTATGACACACTATGAAAAGAGATTGCCCCAGTTGCGTAAACAAACACACGATTTAACTGAACAATTTTTTAGTGCAGATAAACTATTGGAGAACTTAAAGTGAAATGGTTTCTAAATTTTTTAGAACGCATCGGCCGTAAACGTATTGTAATGGATAGACAAGATAATGAACCTTACCTCGAACGCTACTACCTGTTTCTTAAAGATAGAAAGCACTTCCCCTTTAATATCTTTCTTCACAAGTTCCTTAAGTCAGACCCCGATGATGTGCATGATCATCCATGGTCTTACGCTACAATTATATTAAAAGGCGGGTATTATGA